TCCATCCGGCGCGTGCTCGAGGTCTCGGCGGTCACGTTCCCCGCATACGCTCAGACCTCCATTCAGACCCGTGGGCTTTCCGATGCACTGGACAGTGCAAAGGAATCACTGGAGAGTGAACGTGCCCGTCTCCGGGATATTGAGCGGAGGAAGAAGAAAATCAAAATACTTACGGAGGTCCTGTAATGGAACTGAAAGAAATGTCCGTCGAGGAGATCATGGAGCGCCGCTCGGCTATCGCCGAAGAGATCAATGCTCCCGAAGCTGACCTCGACGCCCTCGAAGCCGAGGCCCGTTCCCTGAATGAGGAACTGGAAACCCGCAAAGCCGCCGAAGAGCAGCGGCAGAACATCCGTGACGCTGTGGCGTCCGGAGCCGGCGAAGTCATCGCCGAAATCAAAGAAGAAAGGAACGAAACACCCATGACTGACATGGAGATCCGCAGCAGCGAGGCGTATATCGACGCCTTTGCGAAGTACATCAAGACCGGCAACGACGACGAGTGCCGTTCCCTCCTGACCGAGAACAATGTCTCCGGCACGGTCGCCGTCCCCGCGTTCGTCGAGGAAATGGTCCGCACCGCCTGGGAGAACGACGAGATCCTCTCCCGCGTCCGCAAGACCTACTTCCGGGGCAACCACAAGGTGATGTTCGAGCGCTCCGGTGACGAAGCTATCGTCCACTCCGAGGGCTCCAGCGCCATCTCTGAGGAGAACCTGCTCCTGGGCATCGTCGAGCTCAAGCCCGAAACGATCAAGAAGGTAGTGTCCTTCTCCACCGAGGCCGAGACCATGGGCGGCCGCGCCTTTGTCGAGTACATCTACGACGAAGTGATCAAGCGCATCACCCTCAAGGCCGTAAAGGAAGGCATCGGCGACATCGTGAGCGCCAGCGCTTCCCACTCCGGCAGCGCCGTCGGCATCCCCGTGTCCAAGGTCGCCCCCTCTGTGGTCGCCATCCCCGGCGCCGCCTGCAACCTGTCCGACGAGGCCCGCAACATCGTGGTCATCATGAACCCGCTGACCAAGAAGGAGTTCATCGACGCCCAGGCCGCCGGCAGCTTCAACATGGACCCGTTCGCCGGTCTCCCCGTGCTCACCACCTCCGCCCTGAGCGCTTACTCCACTCTGAGCGAGAACGGTGTCTATGCCATCGTGGGCGATCTGGATGGCCTCCAGTTCAACTACCCCGAGGGTGACGGTGTGTCCATCATCTACGACAACACCACCCGCAAGAAGGAAGACATCGTCGAGGTCCTGGGCCGCCAGTACGTCGCCCACGGCGTGACTGCTCCCGGTCGCTTCGTGAAGCTGACCAAGCCCGCCGCCGCGACCTGATGAAGGTGCGTCTGTTAAGAGACGCGAGAATCAAGCATAAGGCAGGGGAGATCGTCGAGGTCTCCTCTGCCGAAGCTGATTTTCTGCTGTCTGTCGGGTCCGCTGTGAAAGCGGAGACGAAAAAGAAATCAAAAAAATAAGCGTCGCAAAGGAGGCAATTATGCGGCTGCTCATAGCTATCCCTTCTGGAGACTTTATGCCGGTCCAGTTCGTGAAAAGTCTTACGGCTTTGGAACGGAAACTTTCCCGGGACGGAGTCAACTACAAGGAATGCATCATTGACGGGACCCTCGTTTACATGGCGAGAGACAAACTCGCGTCCAAGGCCGTGACGGAGAACTATACCCACGTTTTATGGTTAGACTCCGACATGGTCTTCAGCCAGAACCTTCTTGAGGACCTCATGATGTGCAAAAAGTCCTTCGTTTCCTGTTGCTACAACGGACGGAGACCGGGCTATCACTCATGCATCTTCAAATCTATCGACATGGTCAAAGGGATAGAGAGGTTCGAGGAATATCCCAGAGAACCGTTCCGGATCGCCGCCTGCGGCTTTGGGGCCGTGTTCATGGAGACGGAGATCCTCAAGGCTGTCATGCTCAATAACAAGACCGCGTTCACACCCGAACCGAATCTCGGAGAGGACATAGCATTTTGCAAGAGAGCTACAGACCTCGGCTTCGAACTGTGGGCGGAGCCCAACGTCCAGCTGGGCCATGTGGGTCACATAGTCCTGTATCCGGAAGACCACGAAAAGTGGAAAGACAACATCCTACTCGGGAGGTAATCTTATGCCCGTTACAACTGAATCCGCGACGCTGCTTTCCATGGTGAAGATGGCGCTCCGCGTTACCACTACCGCGTTCGACGATGAGTTGGACGGCCTTATCGAAGCGGCCTGCGCGGATCTGGGCGTGGTGGGCGTGACGGCGGTAAGCACAACAACAGACCCGCTCCTGATCAGGGCGATAATAACCTATTGCAGGGTGAACTTCGGTGAGCCGGATGACTACGACCGATTAAAGGCCAGTTACGACGAACAGAAAGCCCAGCTCATCTCCTGCACCGGATACGGGTTATAACTATGGACAGAAGCGATGTTATTTCCCTTGTGTCCTACTCCACAACACAGAACGATTACGGCGTCTGGACCAAAACAAAGACTTCCAGAGATGTGTTCTGCTCCGTCGAGTCCGTTTCGAGAGATGAATTTTTCGAGGGCGGACGGAACGGATTCAATCCACAGTACCGGATAACCATGTTCTTCGGGGATTACCAGAACGAGGAAGAGGTCGAATACAACGGCGTGGCTTATGGGGTGTATCGGACCTACCGGGCCAAAACCGACATCATCGAGCTGTATGTGGAGAGAAAGGGCGGAGTGAACAAGGTGACGACCGATGACTCCGATTGAGAAACTCCAGGCGGACATCGACAAGATCCTGAAGGACTACGCCGAAGACACCACCAAAACAACGAAAGACCTCGCCAAAGAGTTCGGGAAGAAGGGAGCCAAGGCTGTAAAGTCTTCGGCTTCTTCTGCTTTCGGGAAGGGGAAATACTCCTCCGGATGGAAATCCCAACTTGAAACGACGAGGTACGGAGCGACAGCGATCATCTACAACTCCACCCCAGGACTCCCGCACCTTCTCGAGAAGGGCCACGCCAAACGAAACGGTGGAAGGGTCCCGGGAAGGACGCACATCGCTCCGGTCGAAGAGGACCTTGTGAAAGAATTTGAAAAGGCGGTGAGGAAAGCACTGTGACCTACAAAGAAGTCGCTTCCATGATAGCCGGTATAAACCTCCCTTATGCTTATGACCATTTCGAGGAGGGCAACGCATCCCCGCCGCCGTTCATCTGCTTTTACTTCGAAGGGTCGAATGACCTGGCAGCGGACGATACAAACTACCAGAAGATCCGTCCGCTGACGATAGAACTCTACACAGACAATAAAGACTTCTCCACGGAGGAGACCGTCGAGGCTGCGCTTAATTCTGCCGGCCTCGTTTTTTCGCGCTCGGAGACCTTCATCGACTCCGAGAGAATGTATGAGGTCGTATACACGACCGAAGTCGTAATCACGGTCGATACGACCGATACTAATACGGAGGAAGATAATAATGGCTGATGCAAACAAGATCAAATACGGTCTTAAAAACTGCAAGTACGCAGTCGCCACGATCGCGTCCAACGGTTCCGCCACCTACGGAACGGTCAAGGACCTGCCGGGCGCGGTTTCCCTGTCTCTGACGGCTCAGGGCGACACCACACCGTTCTACGCGGATAACATCGTGTACTACACGAGCATCGCAAACAACGGCTATGAAGGCTCTCTGGAGCTGGCCCGCATCCCCGAGGATTTCCTGAAAGACGTTATCGGCTATGCCGTGGGCGGGAACTCCCTCATCTACGAAGATGCCGGAGCCGCGCCCATCCACTTCGCTCTTCTCTTCCAGTTCGAGGGCGATGCCAAGGCCCGCCGGCACGTTATCTACAACTGCGTCGCCACCCGTCCGGAGCTGGCCTCCCAGACGAAGGGCGAGACCATCGAGCCGCAGACGGAGACCATCAACATCACCGCTACCACGATCTACAACACCGCCCTGGATAAGGACATCGTGAAAGCCTACCTCAATGAGGGAGACACGGGGTACACGTCCTTTATCGGCACGGTAATGCAGCCCACCACTTAAGGTTAAACAAGGAGGCAAAATGTTTAACAACGTCAGGATCGGGGAGAAGACGGTCCCCATGCTTTCCATGGCATCGGTGGATGTCTTTTACAAGAATATCTTCGGAGAAGACCCGCTCAAGGTCCAGACCGAAGCGAAGAGCGCGGACGAGGCCGTAGGGTTTTACACCAGAATGGGTTTCGTCATGGCGAAATACGCGGAAGTGAAGGACAGGAAAGAAATGTCCAAACTGAACGAGGACAGCTATATCGAATGGCTGGAACAGTTTGACCGCGTGGATCTCATGAGCGCCCTGGACGCTGTACAGGCGACCTATGACGGGCAGTCGGTCACCTATTCCGACGCAAAAAAAAACAACGACGAACCGAGCGCAGAATGACTCTCGGGCTGTTCCTGCTCCGGGCTTTCCAAATGGGGCTTACCCTTGACGATCTGGACGGCCTGGAGTACGGGACGGTAGTGGACATGATGACCGAATCCTCCAACGATGGCTGCGAGTATGACTATCTGCCAACGCAGGAGGATTTTGATGCTTTTTAAGGTGATAACATGGCCGGAAGAATAGCTGGTATTACCATCGAGATCGGCGGCGATACGACAAAACTGCAAACGTCGCTGAAGAACGTAGACAAACAGTTAAAAACAACTCAGGGCAACCTGAAGGATATAGACAAGCTCCTCAAACTGAACCCCGGAAGCACGGAGCTCCTCACCCAGAAACAGAAGAATCTTGAGTCTGCCTTAAACCTCACCAAGGAACGCCTGGAAGAGCTCAACAAAGCCCAGGAGGGCGTTGAGAAGGGCTCCGCTGAATGGGACGCTCTCCAGAGGGAGATAATCGAGACCGAGGGGAACCTTAAAAACCTCCAACAGCAATATAAGGACTTCGGGACGGTAGCGTCTCAGCAGATAAAGAACGTCGGGGACTCCCTGAAGACCGCCGGCGGTAAGGTGGAGGACTTCGGGAAGAAGCTCACACCCGTTTCGGCTACTGCGACCGCCCTCGGGACCGGGCTTTTGAAACTGGGCTACGACGCGGTCACCTCTGCGGACGATTTGAACACTTTGGCAAAGCAGACGGGATTTTCTACCGAAGAGATCCAGAAAATGCAGTACGCGGCGGACCTCATCGATGTGAGTTTTGAGGACATCGCCGGAGCTCTTAAAAAGTTCAAGTCGAAAGTAGACCCGGCGAACAAATCCCTCCAACAGTTAGGTGTCGCCACTACAAATTCCGACGGGTCTTTGCGAGACGCGACGGATGTGTTCCAGGACGCCATCAAAGCATTGTCTCTCATCGAGAACGAGACCGAAAGAGACCAGCTTGCCATGGAACTGTTCGGCAAGTCCGCTGATCAGCTGGCAGGCATCATCGACGACGGCGGGCAGGCCCTCGCGGAATACGGACAGGAAGCCGAAGACCTCGGGCTTATCATGGGCCAGGACACCCTTGATTCTCTGAACGAGGTAAACGACACCATTGACAAGATGAAAGCGCAGATCGCCGGCACAATGGCGGTCATCGGCGCTCAGGTGGTCCCTGTAGTCGCTCCGCTTCTTGAGAAAGCCGGGGAGCTGGTCGCGAACGTAGCGCAGAAACTCAGCGAACTGAATCCGCAGACGATGGAGACCATTCTGAAAGTGGTCGGGATCGCTGCGGCCCTGGCTCCTGTCATTATTCTCGGAGGAAAGCTGATCACGGGCCTCGGCTCTATAATCTCAGTCATCGGGACTGTTGTGGGCGTTCTTGGAGGACCGCTGACGCTGGCGATCGCAGGGGTCATCGCTGTCGGAGTCCTGTTGTATAAGAACTGGGACAAAGTGAAAGCGACGGCAGAAAACCTCGCCACGCGGGTCAAGACGAGCTGGGAGAATATAAAGACCGCAGTGAACACGGCGATCGAGGCCGTGCAGGGGAAAGTGGACGATCTCAAGGAAAGATTTGAGACCCTCAAGGACAAAGTGGTCGGAGTATGGGAAACTATCAAGGGCATATTTACCGGCTCGATTTCCCTGCCGCATATCCCTCTCCCGCATTTCGCGATCCAGCCGCCGGGCTGGAAATTCTCAGACCTCCTGCAAGGTGAAATCCCGTCACTGGGGATCACATGGTATAAAAAAGCATACGACAATCCAGTAATGTTCACTTCTCCGACCGTCATGGCGACACCGGGAGGCCTCAAAGGATTCGGGGACGGGAGCGGCGCCGAGATCGTCATGGGCCTCGACAAACTGCGTGAGGTCGTGGGGAGCGCTGGCGGCGTGACCATCAACGTGTACGCTTCTCCCGGCATGGACGTGAACCAGCTGGCCGACAAGATCCAGCAGAAATACGTTGCAGCGGCAAGGCAGAGGAGGCTTCTCAATGCGTAAACATCTCTATGTAGACAATACAGACCTTGCCACTTATGGGGTTTACATCTCCGGCCAGGGCACGTTCGGAGCGCCTGAAAAGGAGTTTACCACCTACACAGTGCCGAACAGGAACGGCATCGTTCTGGGCGTGAATCAGCGCATGGAGAATATACAGGTCTCCTATCCATGTTTCATCTACACCAACTTTGATACGAATATGCGGAATCTCCGGTCGTTCCTCCTCTCGCGGAAGGGCTATGTCAAGATTACGGACGATTACGACACCACCCACTACAGGAAAGGCTTTTTCGAGGCAGGCATCGACCCGGAAGTAACACAACTGAATGACGCAGGGTCTTTTACGCTCACGTTCAACTGTATGCCGCAGAGATGGTTAAAAAGCGGAGACACGAAAACCACCCTCACAAAACCAGTCGGTGCAGACATAACAAACCCCACGAAATTCACAGCTAAACCGCTTATAAGAATCAACCTCCCTTCGCCCATGGAAGCAGTATCGTTCAGAATCAGCGTCGGGACATCCGGGCAACCCGGTTACGAATCGAGAACCATAAAGATTCTGACGACCATTTCGACCGAAAGCGTCACCTATGTCGATTTTGATTGCGAAACGATGCAGGCGTACAACGGCAATCTTAATTTGGCAAAGTATATAAAGGTTGACGAAGATAATTACACGACTGGGTGGGAGCAGATTCAAGACATCGCAGACTTCCCCGAGATAAAGCCGGGAACAAACCGGGTAGCGGATGCACAAATGACACGGAACATTCCATCAGTTGAAATCACTCCCCGGTGGTGGGAGGTGTAACAGATGATTCCAGTTCTTACGGACGCAAACGACCCGACACCTCAAACCCTCGCAAAAGGCAAACTGTATTCGATGATTTCCTGTGTGATACATGAGGAATTAAACGGCGAATACTACATGACCTTTGAATACCCAGTAACGGCAGGAATGTATTCCGAACTTATGAGCGGAGGAACGATTAGGGCGACCGCCCCAAAGTGGTCTGAATGGGATGATGTCAATGAATCGTTTGACATTTGCAAACACTCGACCGAGATAGACGGCATCGTTACATTTGTCGCACAACACGCTTCACGCAGGCTGTCGAACGCTGTCTTGAAACTTCTTACCATAAGCGGCACAAATGTGTTTCAGACTTTCGCCTACGGGAATGCGATTCCAGTTTTATCTACCGACACGACATATCAGAGAGCAGACCTTAACGGATTATTACCGAGCGTTGGAGCAGAAAGCGCGGGCGTAAGCGGGACAGTAAACTTGTCAGCACCGAAGTCCGTTCTGTCTGCGATGATAGGGAGCGAAGAATCCCTCGCACACGATTTGGGCGGCGATTTTTCGTTCCGAACATCAAACGGGAACCTGGTTATCTA